GGCTTTCTGCTTGATCATCCCCCGAAACTGCCCACCCCTAAGCTGGCCTTCATTGCGCGGATGTAGGGCCAGCATCCCTAGCGTGTCGGGATACTCGGTGCGCAACCGATTGAAAAAGGTGATCTGCTCCATGCTTTCAAGCGGACACTTGCCGCGAAACGTCTGATCCCCGTATATGGGGAATGGCAGTTTTTTCAGGTTCAACGTCAGCACTCCTATTCAATGCGATCAGCCGGTAAAACCCGCTGTCCTTGTCCTTCTGGTAGGTCACGGTTTTAGGTTGGATGGACAGTGCCTTTGTCTCGTTGTGAAACTTCGCCCACTCATCCCTCCTTTGCCAAAACGGGCTGTCAGGCAAAAACCACACAGAAAACGATCTGTAAGGCGTCACGAAGTCAGATCGCATCGTCTTGTTGCCTTTGGCTGAAATGCCTTCTGTGACCGTCATGTTAATCACCTCATCCGTCTGCACTTCAGTTGGCGTGCGCTTCAACAGTTTGAACTCAAGTTTCAGCTTTTCATTCGGGTTTACAATCTCCTTTTTGCACTCGCAACAATACCGCGCAGTGATGTCGTTTGGTGCTTTGCAATGCGGGCATTCCTGAAAAGTCCATCTGTATGTGCATCGCTCATAAACACCAAGGCGACCTGTCTTATGCTCTGCAATACACCTGCGCCCATAATGCGCAGCGATGGGGCCATATTCACTCTGAATTTGCTGGCCGTTTAGGTCCAAGCAATAACCGGCTGCATCAACTTTATAATCAACATAGTCGCGATTGATTGAAAACTCGTTTTCAAAATCGCAGTCAGGGCAAATCACAGCCATCTTTTGTCCCGGCGGATTTATCGTTGTTTCAATCTTTGGATCAAAAATATCACCATCTGGAAAGTGGTCATCAATGTTGCTGGTGTAATCCAGCACAAGGCAATCCGCCTTGCCATCATCCAGCCTCAACCCGCGCCCCACGATCTGCGCCCACAAACCCGCGCTTTCCGTTTTGCGCAGGATGGCTATGCAATCAACGTGCGGCGCGTCAAAGCCGGTGGTCAGCACGGCGACATTGACCAAATACTTGATCTGCTGTGCTTTGAACTGCCGTAGGATTTCGGCGCGCTCTGCTTTTGGCGTCTTGCCGGTCACGATCCGCGACATTTCAGGCGGCAGGCTTTCCATCACCTCTTGCGCATGCTGAATTGTTGCTGCGAAAAACAGCACACCTTTGCGATGCCTGCACTGGCTTATCACGTCAGCCACAATGCCAGATGTCAGTCTGCCTTGGCCATGATACGCGCGGTCAATGTCAGCCTTGTCAAATTGCCCACGGTTGTTGACCTGCATATCCTCGGTTGCATAGCCTTCTGCATCTGGCGTTCCGATTTTGGGCGGCGTCAAAAACCCCATGTCAATCAACTCGGGCGCGGTGATGCGGTCCACCAGCTTTTTGAAAAACGGCTTTGATGCAGTGTCATCATCGTTGACCTTTTCGTCAGGCCAGACCTTAAAAATGTATCCGGTTTTCATCCGGTAAGGCGTGGCTGTCATTCCAACGATGCGCAGCATGGGGTTGCCAACCCTCATTTCCGCAATGATGTCGCGCAATGTTGGCGTGATGCCATGCGCCTCATCCACGATCACAGCCGCATAGCCATCCTTAAACCGGCTAATTCGGTTCTTGACCGTCAACGGCGAACCAAACACAACCGGGTGGCGCAATTCCTTGGCACCTGCTGACGCGCTAAACATGCTTGCCTTATTGCCAGTTGCTAAAAACTTCTCTCGGTTCTGCACTACCAACTCCGCCGATGGCGCAAGGCACAGCACGCGCTTGCCAGTGGCGTTGTGGATAGTATCGGCAATCGCGGCTATAATGTGAGACTTGCCCGCGCCGGTTGCGGCTTCAATTAGGCAAGGATCAAGGCTTGTTTTGGCGTGGGTCCAAGCGGCGTCATGCGCCGCCTGCTGATAGGGGCGTAGGGTCATGCCGCACCTGCAAACAAATCATCGCTGATCTTTTCAGCTTCTTTCAAATTCGCATTTGCTTGTGCGGCATACTCAGGCTTTAACTCAAACCCAAGATACCGGCGCGTCATCTTGACTGCCTCATAGCCGGTGCTGCCGATGCCATTAAACGGGTCCATAACAACATCACCCGGCTTAGTATAAAGGCGCAAGCACTTTGCGATAGCGTCAAGCTGCAATGGACAAACGTGCTTTTCATCATTCACAGCTTTAACACGGCGCAGCACATTGCCTTGGTTAATATCCATCCAAACCGGGCTTGCAAGTTTCTGCCACTCGTAAACGTCAAACTTGGCGTCATCCATCAGCACCTTTAGCGCGGCCTCGTCTGGCGTAGACGCGCAAAGGCCTTGCCGCCGCAGATCTTGAAGCCACCCCATAGCGATTTTCATGGCGGTCTTTTCATCATCCGGCGCGGCGTGCTGAACCGGTGAATAGTCTGGGTCGCTTGTATCGCAGTCTTTGCGAAAAAATAGCATGTAGTCTGGCATTCCGACGCGGTTGAATGTGCTATTGCCGCGTATGTTTTTATACAACAGACCATGCGCCTTGGTCCGTTGCATCTCCACTACGGGGTCTTTCCAGATCGTCGCGCGACCATGATAAACCAAACCCGCATCTGTATGGGCTTTGATCAAGTCACCGGAAAAATCTTTCAAACCAATAGCGCCATCCTTGCCTTTGCGCATGGGCAGGTCTGTGCAGTGAACGCAAACCATTCGCCCAGGACGCATAACCTGGGTCAAAGCCTCTGCAAAGAATGAATACTGATTGATAAATGCCTGACCTGTGCCAGCATTGCCAAGGTCGCGCTCGCTGTCGCTGTACACGAACAAGTCACCAAACGGCGGCGAGAATATCGCGCAATCAATGCTATTTTCAGGCATTGCCCACATGCCTTCAATGCAATCTGAATTATGCACAGCCCATGCCGCGCCACTGTATTCTGCTTTTTTCATTTCGTCTCTCCCTTGATCCATTCTGGAAACTCTAGGTCAATCGGTCTATCATAGATTGCCCTGACACTTCCCTTTGATTGCGCTTTAGACATAGCATCTGACATCCGGCGCTTCATTTCGTCGTGTTTCTTGCTCTTGACGTTGATAGCCTGCCAGATCACGTCCTCTGTGTCTGAAATCACAATATCATTCTTGACACGCTCAGACTGCCCAAAACGATGCGACCGCCTGATAGCCTGATAATGCTGCTCATATGAAAAGCTGATCGACGCAAATACCGCATGCGCGCAGTGCTGCCAGTTGACGCCAAATCCAGCCAACTTTGGCTTTGTCACAATCGCCCGATATTGACCATCAGCAAACCCCAGAAGCCTGCGCTCCTTTTCATCGGCAGGTAAATCACCGCGAACCTCAACTGCACCATCAATCATCTTTGCAAGCATGCTGCTTTCGTCGTTTGTCTCACACCAGACAGTTACGGGCTTGTCATGGTTTGCAAGGCTTGCGGCCAGTTCGCACCGCTGATCAATTGTCAGGCGCTTTTCAGCGTGAAAGCTGGTTGCGCTCATTTCAGGTATGCGAAACAACATTCCTTCATCAACGCTGGTCATTCGGTCAGCCGCAACAGTGTGAATTTTACGCTCAATCTCAGGCAATATGTATCCTGTATCATCGCCGCCAAGATCGCTTGGCAAGCTGGCGCACCGTGACCATGACGCGACAAACTGCCAGAAGTCATCAACCGCATGTCCTTTCAACCGCCAATCCTGTGATGCCGTGGACGTGTCATTGATAAACCACTGCGATAGCATTTCCTGCTGACGCATGATGCCTAGAAACTCAGCGTGGTTGCCAAGTTCAGTGTGATCGTTCGGGCTTGGCGTTGCGGTCGCGGCAAGTTTGAATGGCGTATCTTTAAACGCATCCATCAGCGTGTTTCGAGTGCGACCAGCGAAAGACTTTAAGATGCTGCTTTCATCCAGAATAATGCCGCCAAACGCAGTCGGGTCCAGTTTTTGCAAACGCTCATAGTTTGCGACCATGATGCCCGCGCCGACTTCAGACTGTTCTTTGATCTGGCGCGCGTCAATGTTGAACTTCTGGCCCTCGCGGATCATCTGACCAGCGACAGCAAGCGGCGTCAATATCAGTGAAGGCTTGCCGGTTTCTTCGCTCACCTGCCGCGCAAACTCCAATTCACAAAACGACTTTCCAAGGCCGGTATCCAAAAACATCGCAGACTTGCCGCGTTCAAGGGCAAAATCAATTGCAACCTTTTGATGATGCTTTGCCATGTCATTTATTGCGTTTGACGCAAACCCTTGACTAAGCGAAACCTTGTCCTTTGATCGGATAAAATCCCTATATTCTTGCAAACTCATTTCAACCCCCAGAACTCAGATGGCTTGCCCCGATACGGCTCAAGATCTGCATTAGGCGCAATGGCTTTCAATGCCTTGGCATAGGCCACAGAACCGGCGCGCTTGGTCAGGGTCAGGTTGCGCCCTGCAACAACCGCGTTTTTGTTGCCACTCATTTCAACCAGACGTGCCAAAATGTCTTTCTTGCGTTGGGATGCAAGATCAATGGCATCTATCAATTCATCGTATTCAGCCACAAGTCGCGCGGCTTCTGGCGTGTCAATATCAGCGCGCTTTTTGCCTTCAAACTCGGACTTGTCGCTGGCCTGCGCCATTTCCCACAGTCGTTTCAGGATTGGCAGGTTGGCATTGATCCATCCGCCATCATATTTTACGCGCTCTAACCTAGTGCCGTTTGCAGACCATTGGTAAAAATCACACCAGTGCCGACCAGTGCAAAAAAGTTGAAATTGTATCTGTCCGTAATAATGAGGCTGATTATCAATGCTGGCAAACTCAGGCTTTTCATCCTTGCGCTTGCCGAAGGGGCATTTGATTTCAAGCAGGCCATCATGGGCAATTAGACCATCAGGCGATGCACCTGCCCAATCTTCAAACGGCACAAAACCGACATGCTCAACAAGGTTGCCAGTTTCCATTTCATAGGCAGAGCAAGCAAGTGCCTCGTTTGCCGTGCCGTATTCAGTGGCAATGTTGCCTTCAAACTCGCTTGGCAGGTCATGCACAGATCGGGCCAGCGCGCGAAATGCGTCATCCTCTTTCATGTAGGGTGCGCATCCCAGCAGGCCGCCAACAAGGCTGGCCGTGACCCGGCCTTTGCGTGCCTCGAACCATTCTTTTGATCGTTGTTCCATTTCATTCCTTACTGCGTTATCTTGAAAAAGAGGCCAGCGGCGGCTCTAAATAATCTCAGGCTAAGCCGCTGGCTTCAACACCCCGTTTTTTTAGAACGGCACGTCATCCATATCTAAATCGAAATTGCGATCTGGCGGCGCGCTTTGCGGTGCAGCCTTCGGCGGTGCCTTCGCCTCACCCACATTCAAAGCGGTGCCTTTGGGCTTGATTGCGCTCACCCAATTACCACGGATAAACTCACCGTATTTTTCACGGTCTGGCATTTCCCAGATCATGCACTTGATGACCATATGTGCGCCCTGCAATGCCAGTGCCAAACTATCGTCTGTTGGAGTGTCTGCCGATGACATCAGCTTGCCTTTGGCGTTGGCATCAATGGTTGCCAGCATCCGGCGGGCCTTGTCGCGCTTGGCCTTTGCCTTTTCCTCGGTCTTTGCGCCGGGGTCCAGATCATCAACCCACAGCTTTTGAAACACAACGCGGTTCTTAAATTGCGCAGGCTCAACAATCTGCCATTGCACCTCAACAAAGCGTTCATCCTTGTCTTTCTGCGATGACCATTTTACCGCCTTCACCTCGGCCAGGACATCGCTATTGTCGGGGACCGGGTCCATGTTGCCGCCCGGAATTTCGTATTCCTTGCTTTCCGTTTTTGCCGTTTCGCCGTCTGACAAATCCCAAAATGACATCTGTTTATCCTTTCACAAATTCTGCAAGCGGGTTCACACCCAATTCAACCGCAACCGGCTCTGTAATGCCGTAGGGGTTCTTTGACACGTTTGAAGCTGTGACGTGCATCACCAGCTCGCGGCCTTCACCGCTGATGGCCTTCTTGCGCTCACCTTCATCGCCTTTTAAGACCATCACCTGACGCAGAAAGCCAACCGCATCTACATCATCCAGATAGGGCGGCAGGCTCTTGTCATGTGTCATGCGCAAGCTATACCGGCTGAAGTCATCCTGATCGGGCAAGCGCATCGTGCCAACCTCAGTATGCGCCAGAAAAATCACGTTCATGCCGCGCTTGATCCGCATCATTTCAGCGGCGTTCCGCACCTGCTGGTGACGTGCGGCAAGGGCAGAGAACCCCGCGCCATAGCCGCCAAGGGCTTGGTTTAGGCTTTTGGCCTTGCCGTCCTGCTTTAAAATTGACTGGACAAACATACGATCAGCAGCGGACACAGTATCAATCACGCATGTCTTGAAGTCGTGTTCATCGTGAACCAGTGCTTTCAACTGCTCCCACAGTTGTTCTTCTGCTCTGATCGGCGGCAGCGCGTTAGGCCGAAATGACGCTGGGATGCGCGCAACACCATCTTCACATCTCACAAAGATTGGTTTTGGAAATGTGGCGGCAAGGCTGGATTTACCCAAACCTGCGTCACCGCACACGGTTATGATCTGCGGTCCCATTTCAGGCACAGATGCTTGTTCAAGAATACTCAAGGCATTCTCCTTATATGATGGCCCATTGGGCCTGCGTGGCGGCGAACACGCTTCAAACACCGCAAGCCATTTCTTGCACATGATTTGCGCCTGTGCAATATAGAATTTACAACATTGTCAATTTTGGAGACTGAAATGCTAAATGTAGAAGAAATCAGGGCCGCGCTACAAGATAGGGTACTGACCATCGTGGCGCGCGAGGCCGGTGTAAACCGCAACACACTGGCGATGATCCGCAACGGGCGCGAAACCAACCTCACCACATCAACAATCAAGGCGCTGTCAGATTATCTTGCGCCGAAGTATGGGGGCAAGTGATGACAGATGATGCAGCAATTAAAAAGCTTCGCGTGCTAGACTTGTTTAGCGGGATTGGCGGGTTTTCACTTGGCCTTGAACGGACAGGCGGATTTGAAACCGTGGCGTTCTGCGAAATTGAGCCATTCCCGCGCAAAGTATTGGCGAAACATTGGCCGGAGGTGCCTTGCTATGAAGACGTCACAAAACTCACAGGCGACATTCTTGAACGAGACGGAATTTCCGTTGATGTCATCACAGGCGGCTTCCCATGCCAAGACCTTTCCACAGCAGGAAAGCAGGCAGGAATGGACGAAGGCACCCGCAGCGGATTGTGGTCTGAAATCGTCAGACTTATTGGCGAGTTACGACCGCAATACGTCATCGTGGAGAACGTTGCAGCATTGCTTTCTGGCCCAATCGAAAAACGAGGCGGATGGTTTGGCCGAGTTCTCGGAGACTTGGCCGGGTGCGGGTATGATGCGGAGTGGGAAAACATACCGGCGTCAGCCTTGGGCGCTCCCCATCGTCGCGAAAGGGTCTGGATTGTGGCCTACCCCATCAAAGCAGGCGGGCCGGTACGTTCGATCTTCGGTTCGTGTGGAGAATGGGTCGCAAGAACACATGCAAACAACCTTGTATCATCGTGGCCTTCTCCCGACGCTTGGGAAGAACGAGCCAAAGGGCACAAGCCGCAAGAGGTATCTGGGTTCTCCGCATTTTCGTGGCGCCAAAATGTCAGAGGGGTTGAGGACTACTTTAGACTGCCCAACATACCTCAGCCCCTTGTTTTCAGAAATAGTGATGGGTTTTCCAATGCGGTGGACAGAGTTGGAGCCTGCGGAAACTCCGTAGTCCCCCAAATCCCCGAAATGATCGGCAATGCCATCCTTCAAGCGGAGGCATCACAATGACAGATGAGGCAAAGCAGAACGCGGTTGATATGCTTTGGCGGGGCTTGAACTCTTGCATGTCATTGAACCGAGAAATCACGCTTGGCACCGTCACGCATTGGCTTGAGTATCACGGCGCGGGATCGCCTGACGTGCCGCTTATACAAGAGCGCGTGCGCGACGATGCGCAGAATTGGGCGTCATACGCCACGCAGCCAGAACTTGAGGCTTATATGGTCGCGGCGTTGCTGGAACTTGAAAAAAGCAGCCTAACGAACAAAGCTGCAAAACGTCTTGGCGCTGCGGCGTTCAAAGGCATGGACTTGGTGGCGCGGGATGCGTTTGCCACATGGGTAGGAAAACAGAATGGATGACGCGACAGACTTCTCAGACTTTGAATTTCACATCCCAAGGCACGATGACTTCGAGGTTGAAAAGCCCGAAATTGAAACATCAAAAGGCAGGCCGTTGCCGTGCAATGTTGACGATCTGGACTTGCAACGCCCTCCAGGGTTCGTCGGGCGTGTAGCTGATTGGATTGACAGCCAGTGCCGGTATCCGCGCAGGCGGCTTGCGGTTGCATCTGCCATCGTGGCTGTCGGCAACATCGGCGGGCTGCGCTATGAAGATGCGCGCGACAACATGACAGCGAACATGATTGCCTTCTGCGTGGCGGCGTCCAGCACAGGCAAGGAGGCTGTGATGCAGGCATTTGCTGATCTGCATATCGCGTCGAAAATTCAGGGCGCTGTGCATGGAGCCATGAAGTCAGAGCAAGAAATCATGCGTAACGTGATCGACCAGCAGGCCAGTTATTACAACATTGACGAAATCGGCATTTTTCTTACGAAGGTCCGCAATGCTCAGAAAGGCAGCGGCGGGGCCGCATATCTTGAGGGCATTTTTGGCGCAATCATGGCAACCTTTTCAAAAGCAAATAGCCGGGTGCTGCTTGGTGGCGACATCAAGCGGGATCTGAAAAAGGTCTACATCGCGCAATTAAGTCGCGCCAAAGACAACGGCGATGATGAAGCGGCAGAGGCAGCTTTGCAAAAACTGCGCATGGCGGATCAAGGCTTAGAACGCCCGTTCCTGTCTCTGATAGGCTACACAACGCCAAGCACCTTTGACGGCGTCATGGACGGCGAGACGGCCACACAGGGGCTTGTGGGGCGGGCTATCATTATTAATGAGCCTGACATAAATCCACGACCGCGCAAGAGCTTTAAAAAGACTGACCTGCCAATGACGATGGCGGGTAAATTATGGCTTATGACGGGCCGTGAGGATGGCGATGAAGGGCCGGTTGAATTTCGCGGGGATCGTGTTCAAGTGCCGACCAATCCCGATGCTGACAAGATGCTTGATTTGATCTTGGATTGGCTGATGGAGTATGCCGATGATGCCAATGAGGAAACTGGCGAGGCGTCTGTTGCGATGGTCCGCAGAGCGTTTGAAATGATCGGCAAGATCAGCTTCATTCTTGCCATGCCAGACTGTGAGAGGACCACAGAACATGTCCGCTGGGCGTTTGCATATGTGCTGGCAGAACTTGAGGGCAAGGTTCGTTTGGTGTTCGCCAATGACCACGCCAAGACACGCCCGGAGGAAGCACTAGCCGCCCGCATTCTGGCGCGTCTTGACCCGGACAAGGGCGTGTCAGTCTCGGTGCTGGCGAACAGATTGAAGCTGTCGGCTGATCAGATAGGCGGTGTTTTGACCAAACTTGAGGAGCGCGGCATGGCCGTTCAGAAGATCAGCAAGCGGATGTATCGCGGCAAAAAAATTGTGAACTGGTTTCCGGTTGAGTGATTTAGGATTTACTCAACCGCCTGCACATCGCCCCGCGCCAGATTTGGTTGCGGGGTTTTTTTTGGCCATGATCTGCTTAAAGTTGTGAGGCTTTGGAAAAATGGCAAAAATAGACCGATGTTACACCTATTTTAATTTGGCTCCTATTAAGTTTAAGCGTTTGATATTAAACGGCAAAACGCAATCGTACATAAAAAACAAAGTTACTCCTTATACATACATAAAAATACACCCTATAGACCCCCCTATAGACACGTAAAACGGGTAGTTATTATATCATTGTACTAACATCGTTTTTCCTGCCCATCACCAACTATGTATATATATAACAATAGTAATAATAATAACAAAGAAGAAAGGCCAAGGAAAGCAGGGGCTTAGGGGGTTTTCCGACAAAAACGGTCAGGTATTAACATTGTGTAAGATTACTTTTTGGGTTTTTTTTAAGGGCAGAAAATCCTTGCAAGGATCGCTTTGTGGATTTAGGGTGATGGCAAGCGGCGGAGTGCCGACCACACTCAACGCCGCTCCATCAAGTCAAGCGCGGGAGACGCTCAACATGACAAAATCAAAAATACTTCCAATCGAAGAAATCCGCAAGATCATTCGGGTCTATGCACCAGACGGCACAGTCACATGGCGGCGCAGAACGCCAGACATGTTTCCAGCATTTAAGCGGCGTTCACAGCAAGAGTTGTGCGATACTTGGAACAGTGCTTTCGCTGGCAGCCCTTGTTTCAAAACGCTTCTGCCAACAGGTCACTTGTCTGGCGCAATCCTTGGCCGCGTCTACCGGACAGACAAAGTTATCTGGGCGCTCGAGTATGGCAAGTGGCCGACAAGAAAGCTGATCCACATTAACGGCAACATCAGAGACAACCGCATCACAAATCTGGCGCTAAAGCCAAAATACCAGCCGACACAAAAGCGCAAACTCATTCCGGGAAAGGATCGCTGAAATGAAATGGCAACCGATTGAGACCGCATCACGCACTGAGAATGAACGTATGCTGCTATGGGCGGCACCCTTTGACATGTGCGAAGGCGTCTTGGGCCGGGCAAGAATATTCTCGGGGTATTGGTGCTTGATGGGAAACGGGTGGGTGGCGGAATGCCAAGGCTATGCGGTTGGCGGCATAGAGGCATTCCAGTTGGTCCCCACCCACTGGATGCCCCTACCACCCGCGCCATCCAACACGGAGGGGCAGCTATGATCATCAACGGCACAACGCTGCTCAAGGCAGAACCGGTCAACCCAATGTTGGCAGACAAGCGCAAAAAGCATGGCGTCTCATACGGCATGAGCGAGGCAGGATATGACATCCGCATCAACCAAACCATCACGCTCCACCCGTTTCGCAGGTTCGCGCTGGCATCCACTTATGAGGACTTCACCATGCCGCAGCACCTTGTCGGGATCGTTCACGACAAATCAACATGGGCAAGGCGCGGCCTGTCAGTGTTCAACACCGTCATTGAACCAGGCTGGTACGGATACCTCACGATGGAACTGGTTTACCACGGCTGGCGTCCGCTGCGCATCAAAGCAGGGTCAGGCATCGCACAGGTGATCTTTCACCAGACACAAAACCCAGCCGAGTATTCCGGCAAATATCAAAACCAACCAAACAAACCCGTCAAAGCGGCGTTTGTCGATTAAGGAGAACAAGGATGAAACACGGTAAAAACAGTAAAATCAAGCGCATGGCACATGAATTTATGGTCTGGCGCGCTGGCATGTCAGTCAAATGGATATGTTCTGCCGCAGAAATTTCTGAGGAAACTGGAATTACATCGGGTGCAGTGCGCAAAATATGCAAACGAAAAGGCTGGAAGTTCCTAGCCGATGGACGCAGCCACTTGCAAGACTCAAGACGCCCAACAGACGAGTTGATGCGCAGCAATTACACCGGAAGGAATTAAACAGATGAAACACATCATCACAGCAGCAATCATCGCACTTGCATCGCCAGCATGGGCCGAAGAACCAAAAGACAAATGCCTTGATCTTGGCGAACTCGCGCAAACAATGATGGAACACAGGCAGGCAGGAACGGCAATCTCAACTCTGATGCCGCACCTCAACGGCAATAAATTCTACATCAACATGCTGGTTTCAGCGTATGAAGAACCGCGCTATAGTTCAGACGAATACCAAACACGCTCGATCCAAGACTTTCGCAACGATTGGGAAACCGCGTGCTATATGGCGCAATCAGACTGAATGTGGTAAAGGTCAAAAATGACAAGAGGCAGGCCATCACTTTACACGCCAGAACTAATCGAAAAGGCGTGGGAATATGTCAATGGAGGTTGGCAAGTCGCGGGCGACAAGGTGCCGTCCGTGGCTGGTCTGGCGTGCGAAATTGGCATTCATCGTGAAACTTGCCACGCTTGGGCTAGAGATGAGGAGAAGGATTTTTCTGACATCCTCAAGGCGCTGGCCCAAAAACAAGAGCGGGAATTGGTCAATAACGGGCTAGATGGAACATTCACGCCAGCCATCACAAAGATGATGATGACCAAGCACGGATACAGCGACAGAGTGGAGCAGCATGTTACCAGCCCGGATGGCAGCATGACGCCAAAATCGGCTGAGCTTACAGATGAGCAACTTGAACGAATAGCAAGCGGCAATGACAAGCAGGGCTGACGCGGCAACGGAGTTGCTTCGGAGGCGCAAAGCACGCGCGCAATTGCAAGACTTCATTCGCTACATCAACCCGGATTACATTGTGTCTGACTTCTCAAGGTCAGTGTGCGCCGCATTGGAATCGTTTGTTGTTGATGCCCTATCTGGAAAGCGACCCGTTTTAATCATCGGCGCACCGCCGCAGCATGGCAAATCTGACATCGTAAGTAGATATTTCCCCGCATGGATATTTGGCAACCATCCAGATTTGTCAGTGGGTGGTTTGTCATACGGCAAAGACCTTGCCAGCGACATGAACCGGGATGTCCAGCGGATTATGATGGGCGAAGAATATATGAGGATATTCCCGGCATCATCGCTCAACGCAAAAAAAGTGGTCACAATTGAGGTTGATGCAAAGCGAAACAGTGAGACATTCGATATAGTGGATCACAAAGGCCGGTATATCTCTCAGGGCGTAGGCGGGCCACTCACAGGCAAGAGGCTGGATATTGGCATCATTGATGATCCAATCAAAAACGCACAAGAGGCGCTATCGGAAACAACAAAAGAATCCATCTGGAACTGGTACATCACCACATTTAGAACGCGCCTATCACAGAACAGCGGGCAAATTATTATGGCAACACGCTGGGCGCTAGATGACTTGTCAGGGCGTATTGAGGAAGTCAGCCCTAACGCAAAGGTGCTTGCATTCCCAGCCATCAGCGATGATGGTGAGGCGCTGGTGCCTGCGCTTCATAGCCTAGAAAAGCTGCAGGAAACCAAGCAAACAATGTCAGAGTTCTTCTGGTCAGCTATGTACCAACAACATCCAGTGCCGCTCGGTGGTGGCATATTCAAGGATGAATGGTGGCAATTCTACAACTCACCGCCGCCCATAAAGCACCGCATCATTTTTGCCGACACAGCCCAAAAGACAGGCAATCAAAACGACTACAGCGTGTTCGAGTGCTTTGGGTATACCGAAAACAACCGCGTGGTTCTGCTGGACCTTATTCGCGGCAAGTGGGAGGCACCAGAACTGCTAACGCACGCGCGGGCGTTCTGGGCAAAGCACAAGGCCGTAGAAGGCCAAGGCACACTCAGGTCAATGAAAGTTGAGGACAAGGTGAGCGGCACGGGGCTTATCCAGACGCTCAAAAGGGAAGGCATCCCGGTCATCCCAATACAGCGCACCATCGACAAAATAACGCGCGGATATGATGCTGCGCCACATATCGAAAGTGGGAATGTTCTGTTGCCGCAATCAGCACCGTGGCTGTCAGACTTCTTTGGGGAGGCCAGCGGCTTTCCAAACTCAACGCACGATGACATGATTGATCCCATGATGGACGCCATTGCAGAGGTGCAAAATGCCAAGGCTCAACCGCGCATCCGTGCGCTATAGCAAATAATCGCCAGCTGTGATAATAATTCTGCAAAGTTGTAAACCGTAGGGCCGCAAAATGAAATTCACAAATCCATTCCGAAAGCCTGCCGAGCCTATCGCCACCAAGGAAAGCGCAGCCGCGCATCTGTTGGTTATGTCACCGGGCCAAGCTGTATGGTCGCCGCGCGATTACAAGTCATTCGCGCAAGAGGCTTACGGGCAGAACGTGGTGGCCTATCAATCCGTCAACCGGATCGCGGACGCCATTGCATCTGTTGATTGGGTGGTGGTGCGCGGTGAGACGGAACTGACCGAGCATCCCATTCTGCAATTGCTGCGCCGACCAAATCCGCAGCAATCAGGCGATGAGTTCATCAGGGCAATGGTGTCGTTCTACCTGATCGCAGGCAATGCCTTCACCGAGCGCGTGCAGGTGGGCGGACAGACGCGCGAACTGTATCAGTTACGCCCAGACCGTATGAGCATCACACCCGGCACCAACGGCGCGCCCACGGCATACACTTACAGTGTCAACGGCAAGAAAGTGCAGTTTCCCGTTGCCGATGATGGATCGTCTGACATCTGGCACATGAAGGCGTTTAATCCGCTCAACGATTGGTATGGGCTATCACCGGTTGAGGCAGGCGCTTACGCAATCGACCAGAGCAACGAGGCTATGGCATGGATGCAGGCGCTTATGCAGAACAGCGCGCGGCCATCCGGTGCGCTTACCGTATCGCCCGATAACGATCTGTCAGACGAAAGTTTCAACCGCCTCAAGGCACAGATTGACGAGCAATACAGCGGCAGCGCAAACGCGGGCCGTCCAATGCTGCTTGAGGGCGGCATGGATTGGAAACAGATGGGCATGTCACCAACAGACATGGGCATCATTGAATCCAAGTTCAGCGCAGCACGCGATGTGGCGCTGGCATTTGGTGTACCGCCGCAACTACTCGGTATTCCCGGCGACAACACATATTCAAATTATGCCGAGGCACGGCTGGCGTTCTGGGAGGATACGGTCATCCCACTGCTTGATCTGATCGTGGCGGATTGGAATATGTGGCTGGCAGAGCCGCAGGGTGTCACGCTTGCGCCCAACATGGATAAAATCCCGGCCATCGTTGAAAAACGCCAGACGCTTTGGCAAATGGCAGAGGCATCAACAAGCCTGACCATCAACGAAAAGCGCGAGGCTATGGGGTACGGCCCAACACCGGGCGGCGATGTGCTGCTTGTGCCGTCAGGCATGATCAGCCTTGCCGATGCCACAACGCCGCTTGATTTAGGGATTGGCCTGCCTGACGAAGTTGATCAAAAGGCATTGCGATTGATTGCTGGTTATGACGCGGCGTAGATTGCTTGACCAAAACCCGCAACGCGAGCGCGCGCGCCAGATTCGGCTGCTTGCCGTTATTGAGCGGACATTTGCGGCCAGATTTGCGCGTGAAATACTGGCTGAGACCAACCGGCTAGTTGCCTTCTATGAAGAAACCGGCGAGGTGCCGTTACCATCCAGCGACCACAGGCAGCGATTAATGCGCATTGAGGAACATCTTGCCGAGGTATCAGCGCGGGCATTCGGTGGGCGTGTGCTAGATCAGGGCAAGGCAATGGGCTTGATTGTTGAAACCAAGTTCGACTTTTCTGCGTTCTTCAAGCGGGTGGCGCTTGATTGGATATTTAACGAGGCGGTGCGCAGGCGCATCACCAACATATCAGAGACAACGCGCAACAACGTGACAGCATCTGTTCAACGTGGATATGAGGAAGGATTGACGCGCCGTGATATTGCAAAAGACATTCTTGAAGCTGCACCTGGTATTGCCAAATGGCGCGGGCCGCTGATCGCCCGCACCGAAACGCACGGCGCGGCAAACACCGGTGCGGTTGCTGCTGCAACAGAAACCGGCCTGAAACTTGAGCGCGAATGGATCAGCGTTAATGACGCGCGCACGCGGCGGATCAGCAAAGGCGCAGAATATGACCACACCAAAATGAACGGCAAGACGATCCCGAATGTTGATGGCGCGATGTTTCAAGTGCCGAAAAAGAGCGGCGGCACCGAGGCCATTCCGTTTCCCGGCGACCCGAGCGGATCAGCAGGCAATGTAATCAATTGCCGATGTGCAACGGGCTTTGTTGTGCTTGACGATTAGATTGGGTGCTGATAGATGTTTTGCAGATAGATTGTCACGGAACCCCATATTCCGTTGATATCAGAAAAGGTCGACCTTGCAGGGTTGGCCTTTTCGCTTTTCTGGATCAGCCTTTGTTGTGCTTGACGACTGAGGCACATCATGTCATCTTGATCTTGCACTGCTCATCTTGTGTACCTCCTCCCCACTAACTGGATCGCCTTCGGGCGGTCCTTTTTTTTGTTCAAGTCAATCTCTTTGCAACTTTGCAGTTATGTGTTATCAACCTGCAAAGTCTGCAAACTGCATAGGCGCGCATAAATGACAATCAGCTATAAATCAGCACAGTTCGAGTTGAAGCGCGAGCCTGATCAGGACGGCGTTTTTGAGGGTTACGCTTCGGTCTTTGACATCGTTGATCAAGGCATGGACGTTGTTGCAAAGGGCGCATTCACCAAAACACTAGGGTCAGGGAGGCGCGTCAAAATGCTCTGGCAGCACGATCAAAACCAGCCCATCGGCGTCTGGGATGAAATTCGTGAGGATGATCGCGGGCTGTTCGTAAGGGGGCGGGTGCTCAAAGACGTGCAAAAAGGTTCAGAGGCGCAAGCCTTAATGAAAGCCGGGGGCATTGACAGCTTGTCAATCG